GATGTTGTCATCGTTATTTGGCTCCTTTGGTTCTAGCAGGTTAGAGAGTTCCTGATTTATTGTATCGATCGCATGAATCTTACCTATTATATATTTGTATTCTTCCATTGTGTCAATCCCTCCGTTTGCGAGGGTTTGGACGAGAGTGTCCATCTGAGCTTGCATGCTCCTTTTTATTTTGTAGATCACGTTTATCGGATCTGTAGCTTCGGACATATTTTTTCTCCTTATCTCCTAGTTGTTCCCAGAACACGTCAAGCGGGTTCTTGGGTTTATTGTCCCCCATTTTTTCCCCCGATGTATGATTAAGTCAAATTACTTTTTCTTAAAAATATCTACGCCCTTCAAACCGTATATACTAGCTACGACTCCGACAAAGAGCGTCTGGTACCAAAAAGGCAGATTGTTAAACTGCTCAAAGAACATATGTAGTTTAGCTTGAATGTCTGGATCATCTGAGAATACAGACCATATCAACAAAATCACGGGCGCCGACACAAGTATCAAAACGAACTCGTCTTTCCATCCCTTGTCGTTTGATTGCCTTACAGCTGCCTGATACTCGATTTCGCCATTAGCCATTTTCTGTGCATGCAACATAGCAGCATCTGACTCGAGCATTTTGCGCTGCTGTCTATTTTTCATAATATGGGTGCCAGCGCCGATTGCTAGTTTGACTACGTCAAGTATCATTTGATTATGTGATTATTCCTATGATGATTATAACGATAACAGCGGCACCGATGACTTTAGTTTTCCAACCCATCTCAGTCCACTTATCTATAATTTTTGTTCTTAGTGATTCGATCATGTGCGTCTCCTCTTCTTTTTTACACCTGCTTCGCTTAGTGCGATAGCTAAAGCTTGCTTCCTATTCTTAACCTTTTTCTTAGATTTTCCAATATTTAATTTTTTATTTTTAAACTCACGCATTACTTTACTGATTTTCTTTTCTTTTTTAGAAACACTTTTACCTGTTTGAGAACGTGTTATTGCCATTAAGCTGTAAAATTAGTCATTAAACTATCAGCAATTGCTCTTGCTTGATCTTCAGGATAACCTGCATCGATGTATCTTTGATATGTTGCTATTTTTAATGGATCACCACCAAACATCATTTCCATAGGAAGTTCGGTATCAAGAACATTTTCGACTCTTCTTTCATCAGCTCTGCCTCCTCTATCTGGGTCCGAGGAAGGACTAACGTCTGTTCCGATTGGTGTCATACCTAAATTAGTATTGTTTGGATTGGGACTGTAAGATAAACCTAGGTTGCCCGGATCTTCACCGTCGTTGAACCCAAAAAAACCTTCAACTCTGTCTTTTAAATAACCAAGTGCTCTAAGAGCATTCAGCGTAGGACTAAGTGCTTTAAAAGCATTCACAATGCCTAAACCTTTATCCTTGTCCGGTGAAAATCTGTCTTTTTGAGCTTCTTCCGCAATACCTAAATTAGGACTAATACCATAAACATCCTCTGCTGAGTCGTCTGCACTTATACCAGTATTACCCGGATCCTTGCCATCATTGCTTGGGCCTTTCCCAAACCCAACCCCTGCTCCTGCTCCTGCATCACCAGATGAACTACTCGCGCCAGCGTCCATGCCACCACCCATAAAACCGACACGACCACCTTTTGCTAAGTCATCTATCAGCACACCTGCTCTTTTCATGTCTTCTTTTCTTTGTTCAGGTGTTAATTTAATAAAGCGTATGTATTCTTCGTCTGTTAATCCCTCAGCATAACGCTCTTCAACATCTTTGTAACTCATACCACCCATGTCAAAACCAACACGACCACCAACGTTATAACCTTCGTCAATATCAGTCATCTCATCATTTACAGATTCTACAAGTTCACCCATAAAGTCCAAATAACGAAGAGCTTCTTCGTCTGTCATCTTCATAATTTCAGGGTATTGTTGTGATTTAGACTCTAAAAAATCTTTGGTATAGCTCACGATTCCTCCTTAACTACTGCATTCATCTGCTTTATTCCGTCTTTTGCAAGTGATACAGAAGCCCTTAATTTAGCATGTTTATCGTCTTGTGCGAGCTTTTCTTCAGCAACTTCACGGTTAGAAATCAGTCTTAAAGCCTCCATTTGTGCCTTTGTTTCACCCTCATCCTTCTTTCTAGCCTCTTCTTTTGCTCTAAGTTGTACTTCTTCGTTCTTTAATCTTAGTAATGGGTCCGTATCTAGCTGATTGAGCACTTTTTTCTCTTCTTCTAGGTACTCAGCCATAATTTCAGCGATTAATTGTGCTTTTCTGGCCTCCATTTTGGTATTTAGCTGCTGCATTTCTTGTTGTAACGCCATAAATTGCGGATTTTGCTGTATTGCTTGTGGGTTTGGCCCTAATTGAGCTGTCATTTGCTGTGTTTCCATCGTAATTTGCTGAACTCTTTGCAATTCTTCCTTAAATTCTAGCTGAACTTGCTCTGTTCCCATCAAAGCAATGTGTTCTAAGATATTTTTTTGTAATAAACCCAAAACTTGTGGGTTTGTTCGTGCAATTTGTGTACCCATGAAAGATAAATGGGCATCCATGTGAGCTTTGTGGTCTTGTCCTGGGTATGCTTTGAACGGCGTGCCTGCAAGTGCCATCATATTTTCAACTGCAGGGTCCATTGGAGCCGGCGGTTGTGGCTTTTTCAAAATTAAGTCAATGTCTTTTACACCAAGTGCTTCATACATATCACGATAAGCTTGATACATGTTGTGCATTTTTGGATTTGACATAGCAAGTTGAAGTTGTGTTTGTGCAACTGTAATTCTTTGTGTCTGTGAGAAGATGTTTGGATCTGCTACAGGAATAATATCAATTCTATCGTCAAAGTCTGCTTGCTTAACCTGTCTTTGTCCACCGACAACATCGTAAGGATAGACAGGCGGTAAGTATGTTTTAAATGTATTCGCAAGTAACATGAACTCACACTTCATCGATTGATATAATCTTTTGTGAATAGCAGACATAACCCGCGATCCACGCTCCAAGAGCGCTACGGTCGTTCCTACCGCTGCTCCTTGATTACCATCACCCACTTGCATATCAGCAATGGACGCGAATCGTTGACCGGAGTTTACTACAAAGTCTAACAGTTGTAGAAGCGCTGGGTTTGGTCCTTTGAAAGGTAATGGCATGAACGCGTCACGGAGATTGCCTCCAGGTGCATCAACATCACGAAACTCTCCCGGCTGCAACGGTTGAGCTTCATCACGTACTCTGATGCCTCGCATCTTAAATCCGGACGGAAGATTTGCGAGTGTTCCTGCGTCTAATAATTGTCTGAGTGCTGCAGTTGCAGTTCGAGACAATCCACCGATCATGTGAATCAGACCAAAACCATAAAATCCTAAACCTGGTAAAAATTTGAAGTGCACAAAATAATCTCTTTTTGTACGAGTCGGATCTTGTGCATTATAGTTTCTTCTAATAGATAAAATTCTTCCTGAGCCCTCGTCAATCGTTACAATGTAAGGCAACTTCAATCCTGTCGGCTCCATTGTTTCCATGTTCATGTCTTCAAAGCCAGGAATGTCAAGCTCACAGTGAGCTTCTAAAATAGTAAATACTTCATCGCTGTTTGGTTCAAAACCAGTGATGTCATCTTTTTTATCTGTAACATCATCCGGACTTGTCGTGTCTGGACTCAAATCAATTTCTCTGTAAAAACCTGATAGCTGTTGTTTTAAAACATCGTTACCTGTCATTTTGATTGAGTGAATGATGCACTCTGCATCTTCAAGTGATGTCGCAGCATATGGTACATACAAATCTTCTGCGGGTACAAACTTAGACACACAACGCTGCATCACGCCGTCAAAATAAACTTTTTTGAATGTTGATCCAGATAAAGGCAAATTAAATAACATTTGATCAAACTCAGGCTCGTACTCTTTCATGTTGACCATAAGCTGATAGTTCATAAATTCTTTGACACGCTCAGCCTGCATTTCTCTTTGCTCGTCAACCTTACCAACAATCTGTGTTCTTACAGGACCAGAGGCCGGTAGTAATTCTTTGTACGCCAACGCTTGAAACTGTGTAACCGCTTCAGCTAAAACTGGATGTGTTGCACCACTTGCACCTTGGAAAGGTTCTGCTCTGTTTTCATATTTAAAACCAAGCAGGTCCAAACCTTTTGTATATGTGTCTTCCCAATCTTTTCTTGATGCTTTGTAACTGTCAAATTGTTCTAGTATTTCATTACTGACTTCTTGAAGAATTTCTTCTTCCAAAAACATTGTAAGGTTTTCGTCGTGGTTTACCGTTCCAGCTCCCGCCATTGCATTTGGATCAAAATCTATTTCAACACCACCGTCTTCTGTTTGTGTCATTTCAATAGGTGGCTTTTGTTCTTGTGCTAAAGTTTTTTGCAGCTCACCTAATTGCTGTTCTGGTCCTAAAGCTTTCGCTGAAGTTCTAGTTTTTTGAAAAACATTTTTATCTATTGCCATTATCTTTTCCTCTTAAATAAAGTGCCAACACCACCGCCGTTAGCCAATCCATATTTGTTTTGATATCCTTGTCTATACATTTCTTCCAACGTTTGATCAGGTATAGCTCTTGCTTCTGCTTTACTTAAACCCATATTGTATGCAAGGTCTGCTCTGATTGTTTCTTTGATAACCACCTTATCCATTTGAGCTCTTGTTAATTTATCGTACCTTGGATCGTTTTGTATCATGTCTCTGATATCTTCAATAGTTGGCTGACCTGGTTTTGTACCTTGTTGTGTAATCATACCCTCTTCATCTTTGATGGTTTTTCTGTACTCAAGATCTGTGTTTGGGTCTTCAATAACGTTTTTAATTTGTTGTTTGTCTGCAACTTTATCAGGAGCTTTCATTCCAAATTTTTTCATAAAGTCCATAAGTTTTTTACTAGCAAACAATCCTGAATTAGCACCAATACGGCCGCCCATTGCAAAACCATCATCGTCGACTGGATCTTTTTTTCTTCTTCTAAATTCTGCAAGATCAATAATATTGTCTTCGTCAACCTCTTCCATTAGTTTGGCAAGTCCTCCTGGTTTAGTCATCTTGTCAAAGTTTTTTGGATCAGCCATTTTCTCTTCAACTTGTCTAAGCTTTTCTTGTTGAACATCTAACTTTTTCATGGCTTCATCTATTTCAGTCTGTATGCCTTTTGGTTTAGGTAGGCCTATATCAGTCTTACCTAAATCTTTATAGGTTGCATCATCCGTTGACAGAAAACGAATTTCGTCATCAGTCAGTCCTAAATTCTTTTTAGGTTTGTTGCCTGAGAAAATATCTTTGTATTCATCTGCTTTACTTTTTCTAGGACCAATGGCTTCCAAGACTGTTCTTGTAATGTCGTCTTTATTTCCCATCAGGTATTGCACTTGAATATATTCTCGTAATCCCTCGTCATCTAAAATAGCTAATCGTTTTGGATCATCCGCTGCATACCCAAGATTCACCTCAGTACGTAAAGCGTCTTTTATCTCATCAAAAGTTGCACCTGTATCTTTAGAAATTTGTTTTAGTAATTCCTCTATCGATTCTTGTCCTGCAACTTTAACACCCGCAAGAGGACTGCCTGCTTCATACGCATCTATTTGATCTTGTATTTGTCTTAGTTGTCTTAGTTGTTCGTCTATCTTTGAAGTGCCCTTATCAACCATTGCGATTGACTCTCTAACTTGATCAGCAAGTTTTGTTGCCTCAGACCGCGGAATATCTTTACCGCGTAATATTCTTTTTAAAAGTGTTCCTGCTATCTCTAGAAGCTCATAGATCTTATTCATTAATAGTACGTCCTCTGTTGCTCAGGAAGGTCTTCATCCTCGTAGTCGTCTGGGTGATCAATGAAGCCCCCTTGTCTAAATCTCATTACTGCTTGAGTCATGCTATCAACTAAGTCATCGTGTTCACCTAGCGGAAATGCAGCGCACTCCTCAATCACTTCTTCAGCAAACTTTGTATCTGGTGCCCAGATCTGCCCCGCTTCGAATAACGGTGCTACAGCGTTCACTCTAGTATGTTTATCATTTCCCTTGCTTGGTGTAAAGTTAATAACTGGTATTCCCAGTTTACGCATTTCATAGGTCAACGGCAGTCCTGAAGCTTTGGCCTCAACGATTACTGTTTCTGGTTTCCAATAATCAAACTGCTCTTTTGCAATACGTCTAAGTTCTGGAAACTCAAATCGATCCTTTATACAGTCCAAAAGTATAAGCCCCGGTCCACTGTCCTCGCTGGGTTGAAACACACCCCAGGTGGTAATGGCGCTAAAGTCAGCCGTTTCTTTCTTCATGAACGCCGTATCGTAGGATTGTATGACATGCTGCAAAGCAGGTATATCGTCGTGTTCCCACAGTCTCCACCACTCTCTTTTGATGATTGACCCCTCTTCAGCTGTTGGGTTTTGCTGGTATTGTGCGTTCCATTTTTGTATACTTACGGATGCTTTTACAGCCTCTAATTCTTCTCTTTTCCAATATCCAGGCCAAACTGGATTCCCTGATGGCAAGATTGCTGGGAACTCAATCACCTCCCACTGATCTGCTTTTGGTTCTTTTTGTGCTCGTTGTAGTTTCCCTGTTAGGTCAGCTACATTCCATCTCGTCATAACAACAATAATACGACCGCCAGGCTGAAGCCTTTGCCGCGGTCCACTGGTATACCATTCGTAAACCCTGTCGAATGATGCAATGTTCATCGCATCTTGCTCCGAGTGTGGATCGTCAATGATAAGTAGATCCGCACCACGACCTGTTATCGATCCGCCGACACCGGCTGCATAATATTCGCCGCCTTGATCTGTCTCCCACTTACCTGCAGCTTTTGAGTCTTCTCGTAATCTTGTGTTAAATATTTTTTGATA